ATATCGTCGCCGCAGAGGGGCAACTGGCACAATCCAGTTGACGCCCCTCTTTTTTCTTGGTATAATAGTTGAAGGAATAATCTAATTATGAGTGTAAAACTGGCATTGCTGAAGTCGGGAGAAGTTCTAATTTCTGATATTAAAGAGTTAATTGATGATGAAAAAGTTATCGGATACTTGTTTGTTAAACCTAAGAAGGTTGATATGAGTACTCCAATGTTTCTTTCTGAAGAAAATAATAACGAATCTTCAGTTGAAGTTTCATTGTCTTCTTGGTTTTTAATTACTGATGATGAAGAATTTGCTATCCCTAAAGATTGGATAGTAACTGTAATGAATCCTGTTGATCGAGTGCTTCAAATGTATAATACGGGAACTAATAATGATTAAATGTTTACTACTAAAAACGGGTATTACATTAATATCTGAGATGCTTGAAGTTGGTGCTGAAGTTGGTGAACCAGATTGTCAACTTATAAATCCATGTCAAATTTTGGAAAATGGGGAGTTTTCTCGTTGGCCAACATGCACAGATCAAAAAACTCTCATGTTGGGATCAGATAATTTTTTAACAATTGCAGATCCCTCTCAAGAAATTTTAAACAAATATAAAGAGGTTACTGGATGACATATAAAGTATTAAGTATTGATCTTGATTACATAATGGGTCCAACAATTGAGACTTATTCAGGAATCATGTTTGATGAACATCCGATGGTGAGATGGTCTCATTTATATAAATTTACCGATTTTACTGAAGGGATGTTTCATTGTAATAAAGACGCTGTTCTTTTTTGTTATGAAAGATTCATGAAGGCAATGAAACGTTGTAGTAATGTTTCATTTGGATATGAGCATGATGAAATTTTATATCAATTGAGAGATAAAAAAGATATTGATATTATTAATATTGATCATCATGATGATATATTTTGTTATGATTTTGGAGATGATATTCCAGGAGATCATATAGAATTAGAATATGAAGCCATGCAAAGTTTTGGGCGTGTGCATGAAGGTAATTGGGGAGCATGGTTGCATGAACAAGGTATTCTGAAAAAGTTCACTTGGATTACTAATAGTAACAGTAAAAATTTAAATAAAAACGAATACAATGAAGAACTGTTAGGTCCTAAGTATGAGACATTTACTCAGGATAAGTTTGATAGATGGAATGACTATGAAGATTTTGATTATATCTTCGTGTGTCTTTCTCCACAATATATGCCACAATCTCATTGGTATTATTTTACAATGTTTATGATGGCTTATGAAACTTTTACTGGTAAAAAAGTAGATGTAGACACTTTTGCCAAGCGGAAGTTCATGCAAGAAAACAAATTTGATTTAGTAACTAATGAGATTCTATACAAACGTCCAAATGGTCGGTAATAACTTTCTCGTTAGGGGTTATGAAAATGGACGCCATTTCACAACCCGAGAAAAGTTTTATCCCACACTTTTTATTAATAGTAAGAAAAAAACTAAGTATAAAACTCTTGAAGGAGAATATGTCGAATCCGTTCAACCAGGAACTGTCCGTGATTGTAAAGAGTTTATTAAAACTTATGATGATGTAGATGGATTTAAGATTTCTGGTAATGAACGTTTTATCTACCAGTATATTTCTGAAAATTATTCAGAAGAAGAGATTAAGTTTGACATTAGTAAAGTCAAACTTGCAACTATTGATATTGAGGTAAAGACTGAGAATGGATTTCCTGATGTAGAGTCTGCTGCAGAAGAAGTTCTCCTTATTACTGTTCAAGATTATAATACTAAAGAAATTGTTACCTGGGGGCAAGGACCTTTTAAACTGAAGCAAGGTAATCACTACTATAAGCAGTTTAACAATGAGTATGATCTTCTCAATGATTTCATCAACTGGTGGATGATTGAAGAGAATACTCCTGAGGTTCTGACTGGTTGGAATAGTAAACTGTATGATATTCCATATCTGGTTCGACGTATAGATCGAGTAATCGGTGAGAAATTAATGAAACGCCTTTCTCCTTGGGGTTTGGTGACAGAACGTGAGACTCTTATTATGGGTCGTAAACATATTTCTTATGATATTGGTGGTATTTCTCAACTAGATTATCTTGATCTTTATAAGAAGTTTACGTATAAGGCACAAGAGTCTTATCGTCTAGATTATATTGCTAGTGTAGAACTTGGGCAAAAAAAACTTGATCACTCTGAGTTTGATACCTTCAAAGATTTTTATACTAATGGATGGCAAAAGTTTGTAGAATACAACATCATTGACGTAGAACTTGTCGACCGATTGGAGGACAAGATGAAGTTGATTGAGTTAGCTTTGACTATGGCATATGATGCTAAAGTAAATTATGAAGATGTATTCTCACAGGTTCGTATGTGGGATACTATAATCTATAATTACTTGAAGAGAAGAAACATTGTAATTCCACCTAAAGAGAGATCGGACAAGGATGCAAAATATGCAGGAGCGTATGTTAAGGAACCGATTCCGGGAAAGTATGACTGGGTGGTTAGTTTTGACCTTAACTCTCTTTACCCTCATCTTATTATGCAGTACAATATCTCACCAGAAACACTCCTGGAGAAAAGACATCCATCAGCAACAGTTGATAAGATACTTTCTCAACAGATAAGTTTTGAATCATATAAGGATAATGCAGTGTGTGCTAATGGTGCAATGTATCGTAAAGATGTTCGTGGATTTCTCCCTGAGTTGATGGAGAAGATCTATAAGGATCGCACCATCTATAAAAAGAAGATGCTTACTGCAAAACAGGATTATGAAAAAACTCCGACTAAGGCATTGGAAAAGGAGATTGCAAGATGCAACAATATTCAGATGGCTCGTAAGATTCAACTCAACTCTGCATATGGTGCTATCGGTAATCAGTATTTCCGTTACTACAAACTGGTCAATGCGGAAGCGATTACGCTTTCTGGTCAAGTCTCTATCCGTTGGATTGAGAATAAGATGAATGGATTTCTAAATAAGATTTTGCAAACAGAAGAAGTGGATTATGTTATCGCATCTGACACTGACTCAATCTATCTTAATATGGGACCTCTTGTTGATAAATTTCTTAGTCATAAGTCTGACGATAAAACAAAAGTTGTTCAGTTACTTGATAAGATCTGCGAAGACAAGTTGGAACCATTCATCGAACAATCTTATACGGAACTTGCGGATTACGTTTCGGCATATGAACAAAAAATGATTATGAAACGTGAGAATATATCAGAGCGTGGTATTTGGACTGCGAAGAAAAGATATATTCTCAACGTATGGAACAGTGAAGGAGTTCAGTATTCTGAACCTAAACTCAAGATGATGGGTATTGAGGCAGTTAAATCATCTACTCCTGCACCATGCAGAACGATGATTAAGGATGGTCTCAAACTCATGATGAATGGCACAGAAGAGGAAGTAATTAACTTTATTGATAAGTGTCGTAAAGAATTTAATGCACTTCCACCAGAGCAAATTGCATTCCCTCGTTCAGTATCAGATGTTGTGAAGTATAGATCTTATTCTGATATCTATTCCAAAGGAACACCTATTCATTGCCGTGGAGCACTATTGTTTAATCATTATATCAAGGAGAAGAAACTTGATAATAAATACTCACTTATCAATAACGGTGAGAAAATCAAGTTCATTTATCTGAAGAAACCAAATATTATTCAGGAGAATGTCATTTCATTTATTCAAGATTTTCCGCATGAACTTGGTCTTGACAAATACATAGATTATGAACTACAATTCCAGAAGAGTTTTGTAGAACCTCTCAAATCTATCCTAGATGCAATTGGATGGAATGTAGAAAAAACTGTAAACCTCGAATTATTTTTTTCCTAATGAATGTGCCTATTAACGATAAAGAGTTGAATACTATTATTAGTGCTATGCGCCTTGGTGGGGATGCTGCTCTTTATCAAAAATTGAGGAGAATCCAAGAAATTCGTGATGCTAAAACATCCGAATCTTCTGGAAAAAATGTTAATGATCAATTTGGATTTGTATTGTAATGGATTTTTTAAAGGAAATTGTAAAGGAGGTTGGAGGTGAATATACACAACTTGCCTCAGATATTGATGATACTGAAGAATATGTGGATACGGGTTCGTACATTTTTAACGGATTGGTTTCAGGTAGCATATTTGGTGGTGTATCTAGGAATAAGATTACTGCCATTGCTGGGGAGTCTTCTACTGGCAAAACTTTCTTCTCTCTCGCTGTCGTTAAAAATTTTCTCGATACTAATCCTGATGGGTATTGTTTGTATTTTGACACAGAAGCCGCTATTAATAAGTCTTTACTCGCAAGTCGTGGGATAGATCTCAATCGTCTTGTAGTAGTAAATGTAGTTACTATTGAAGAGTTTAGGTGTAAGGCACTTAAAGCAGTTGACTTATATTTAAAAAAACCTTTAGAAGATCGCAAACCCTGCATGTTTGTGCTAGACTCTCTGGGGATGCTTTCCACAGAAAAGGAGATCACTGACGCGCTTAACGATAAGCAAGTTCGAGATATGACCAAATCTCAACTTATTAAAGGTGCGTTCAGGATGTTGACCCTGAAACTTGGACAGTCTAATATTCCTATGATTGTTACTAACCACACTTACGATGTCATTGGCGCATATGTACCAACTAAAGAAATGGGTGGAGGTAGTGGACTCAAGTATGCTGCTTCTACAATTATCTACTTGTCTAAAAAGAAGGAAAAGGACGGAACAGAAATCATTGGAAATCTTATCAAGGCAAAGACTGCTAAGTCGCGTTTAAGTAAGGAAAATCAAAATGTTACGGTGCGTCTGTATTACGATGAGCGTGGTCTTGATCGATATTATGGTCTTCTTGAACTCGGTGAGATTGGCGGACTTTGGAAAAAT